TCACCCTTCCTTCCCATCAGAAGATGACGAGTCGTTTCGCCGTTTCGGCGTCTTGGTGAATGGGTCGGCATAGTAGCCAGCCCGGTAGCGGCGGCGAGCCTCGCCCATCATGATCTGCCAGTATTCGATGGCGCGATCAGAACGAACCGATGCAGGCCTGAGTTGGCGGGTTGCAGGATCAACCGCCGTCAGGATCGAGGAATGCCCGATTATCAACAGCGAGAAGGGCGGCCACCCAGGTCCGTCCCACCCTTCGTTGAAGAAGTGGCGCACGCGGGCCATGTCCTCCTCTTCAAACAACCGTTCGGTCTCATCGACCTCGCGCGCTTGGTCGAGGGCGGCGCGCTCGGCGAGCATCCGCTTGATGTTCTCGCTCATGCTTTGTCCCCATCAGGGGAGGAGCTGATAAGGGCGCGGATGCGCTCGGCCTGGGCTTTCGCTAGTGGATGAAGCATCCCGACATTGTTGGTGTCGAGTTCCTCAATCAGTCGCGCTGAAGCTTCGACCCCCGCCTTGAAAGCCTCTCTCCTGATCTCTTCCTGAGAGACCAGTCCTGCTTCATCAAGCAGACGACGGGCAAATCTGCGGGCATCGTCTTGCTTCAAGCTGTTACCGCCAGCGATCCAGCGATAAAAAACGCCGTGATCGTCATAGGAAAGAAAACGTGAGTAGATTAGCTCTGCTATTCGCTCAGCTCCTGCTGCACTGATCTCTTCCTGAGAGACTGAGGGGAGGGAGGCTTCGTGCAACTCTAGCGCTTTCAGCACGATTGACTGAGCCATTTGAGCACGCTCGTGTACGCGCTCCAGCGTAATCACGTCGTCTTTGTGGATCACCTTCCCGCGTTGGGAAAAGAAGTTCTCAAGCCCATTGAAGGCGCTCATGCACGCATCAAGGGCAATGAGAAGGCTAGGCTGACCCACTAGCCGCTCCTCTGTTCCCGATGTGGTTACGGCGGCGCGCTCGTAATCCTTCAGCGCGTTCAGCACGGCGATGCGCTCTTCTCGTAGCCGATCTTCGCCATCCGTTGCGATCACCAGCCTTCCCGATGCCAAAGCAAGTGCGTGCAGCGCTTCCTGTGAAGCTGTCTGATCTACTTGGGGGAGGGGGGTGGTCATAGCTTGAACCCGCCACGATCAATGACGTACTCGCCATGTCGACCAACAACCACCTGGTCGTCATAGAACCTCAGGCCGTGGATTTCAGTATATCCGCGCGTCACTACTGGACCGCACCGCCCAATGATTACTCGGGACGGAACCCGCCCAACCTCTTCCTTGTCCATCTTATCCAGTTCCTTAGTCATGCGCTGCCCTTGGGCGCGGTCTGCTCAAGCATGGCCTTGCGCGCCTCGTTCTTGCCCACCTCGATGCCGCTGCGAAAATTCGACAGCAGCACCTTGCCGACACGGTGTTTGTCTTTCTCGTCCATGACGCCGAGTGCGATCATGTGGCCGGCTGTCGTTCCGGCGTAGAGCGCCGCCGCGGTGATCGAATAACCCTGGTTCATCGGGATGTTGTCGGGGTCGTCGTTGAACAGTCGGGCAGTCGCCATCCGCATCAGCGTCACAATGCCTTCGATCTGCTGGAGCGATTGGTCGTCCTGCATCGCGTCTGTGATCGAAAAGTCGCCCATCACGCTTCTCCAGATATAGGGTTGGTAGGACTGGCCTTGGGCATCTCGGCTGCGCCGATCGCGCTGGCGTCCTTCGGATCGAGCTCCGCGCGCTCATCGGCTGACGCGGGCGGAAAATCGACTTTGGCGCTGAAGGCCCCGGTCTTGTGGTTTGCCTGAACCTCGGCGATCCTTACCTTACCACCACTAGCGTCTTGAGCGCTGATGTTGATGCTCACGTTGCCTTTGTCGTCGTCGATCCAGCGGAGTCCGTGGATGGCTTCGAGCATCTGAGCGTCGGTCAGCGGCTCCGCGCCAGCCAACTGGTTCAGGCCCTCCAGAAGCACAATGTGGCCCCTGATTGTTTCGACCATGATAGGAAACTCGCGCAGGAAGCGATCAAACGCATCCTCTGGAAGCCTTGCTATCCCAACAATGGTGCGGACATCGTAGCCGGTAGCTTCGCTCATCACGCGCCTCCGAAAACAGCCGGCGCGACAAGGCAGCCGATGAAGATGATGATGACGAGAAGATTGCCCGCCCCGATAGCGATGTGATGCTTGCACGAAGCTCTAAATGCCCGCGATCCCTCCACAGGAAGGTTCTTAAACCTCTCCCCATAGAGCTTAGAGGCAGGCCTATTCCCACGGTTGGTGAAGGTGCTCATGCGTCCTCATCCCAATCGGAAGCGAGTTCGCGGCAGATTTTGAGCAATCGGCGGGCGGCGCGACGCTCTCCTTCGGTGCCAAGTTCATCAATGTTGCTGATCTTGCTCAGCGCATCTTGGCAGTCGGCCAGATCAGAAACTGTATTCTGAAAGCGGCAGTATCCCATATTAGCCATGAGTGATTTCCTCTCCAAAGCGATCGGACTGGATGCGGGTCATGGGCCTGCTCCACGGCACGAGCGGCGTGTCATAGGCGAGCTTGAGCGTGTGGCGGGTCGGGTGACGTGCCCCTGATTCACTCTTCACAGCCCTCCTCCCACAGCCGGATCGCCTCCTTCAGCAGGTCGATCCCGAACTTCGCCGTGAACCCCGCATGGCCCAGCCCCTCCACGCTGATCGGGTCGCTGTCCTTCGGATCCCAGACCTTCTGGTGATGCGAGCGGCAAAGCGGCGCGATAAGCCTGTGCGAGCGGCCAATCCTTTTCAGCCCGTCCGAGGTGACGTGGTGCACCGTCGCCGGTCGCCCGCAGACCAAGCAGGGCAGGGCGGCCACCCGCGCCAGGTGCCTCATCTCCGCTGCCGTGGGCCGCGCGCCCGCCTTGGGCTTGATCCGCTGGTGCGGGCAGCGCTCCGGCGCCTTCCGCCGCGGCTGCTCGCGCTTGCGCTTCAGGGGGGTCCTGCGCATCGGCGGTCACGCGCCGCCTCCAGACGCCCGCCGCGCGCGCTCCGTCACATGCGCGACGACGCCCTGCTTCCAATAGTGGTCCACCGACTTGTCGAGCAGCGCGCGGGCTTCGTTGAGCGGCACTCCGAACACGGCCATGTAGCGCAGGTAGGCGTCGACGGCCTGGGCAAGCGAGCCTTCCGCTATGCCGAAGATCGCGTCCTGCTGGCCGATCTGAACGCCGTCGAGGTGCTTGCCGACGTCGATCGAGGTTGCGGCATGGGCGCGGCGGGCGATCTCAGCCGCTTCCTCAAAGGTGCAGGTGATCTCGTCAGCCATTGCCGGTCTCAGATGTCGGCAGGAGAAGGAGCGTCGGCTGCTTGCCGGTGGTGTAGGCATCCTCGATTTGCGGCTGCGCCATCTCGCCCACCGTCCGCCCATCCGGGCATCTGCTCCAGCGCCGGCATATTCACCCTGAAGCGGAGCATCCGGTCGTTGAGGAAGAACTGGATCGCCATATATTCGGGCTCTTCGGCCTGGGCGATGCGGTTCGCGCCCGCTTTTTTGATGAGCGAGACAATCTCCCCAATCGACTTCTCGACCGCGACTTCGGTGTTTTCGGCGTAGGCCATTATGCTGGCACCCCATCGTGCTCGACGCCATCGAGCAGCCGACCGGCGGCCTTCTTCCCGACGCGCATCATGTAGGCGCCGGTCAGCCTGTCGCCGACCAAGGTGGCGCTGCACGCCTGCTTGAGTTCAGCTTCAGTGCAGGGGCGATACGCACCCCATTGCTTGAAGTGGAACGGCACCTCGGCCGCCGCGCATTGATCGCGCAGGCTCCGCGCCCAATCAGGGTGCATCGGCCGCGCGCCAGGACCGCTCTCCCCGCCAACCACAACCCAGTTGGGCATAAGCTCCGCTGGTACGTCGCCGAGGTCGCCGAGCAGCGGTTCCGCGCTCCACCAGCGGACGGCAGCGGGAGTATCCATGAGCGCTGGTGCCCGCTCCAACATCCTCTTCCGGTCTTCGACGCTGACGCCGAGCCAGACGTTTGGGAGCGGCCAGCGCTTCGCCAGAAGGGGAGTACGCTCCGCTTTCGGATCGATCTTCAGCATCTCTACAGCAATCTCGCTGTGAAAACCGGGCAGGGGCTGCCGCTCCCGCAGATACCCCCGCATCCGCTCCGGCCGCTTCGTCAGCACCTGGTGCGTGTGGTGCGGCGTCAGCGCCATCACCGCGAATTCACGATCGATCCACTCATCCGGCACGTCCGGATGAAAAAGATCGCCGTGCGCGTTCCAGAAGATCATGCGCGGGCGCCGCCAGCGCAGCGGCTCCAGCAAGGCCTTCTCGTTGAGCCGGACCTCACCGGTCCAGACCGGCCCCGCCTTGGTGTCGCGGGTCAGCCCCGCCCGGCTCGGATGATGCTTGAGCCGCGTGCCGGCCAGCCTCATCGCATAACAATTCGTGCAGCCGGGAGAGAGCACCGAGCAGCCGTTGACGGCGTTCACCGTCGCGTCGGTCCACTCGATCCTGGTGCCGTCAGCCATGAAAATCGGCCTCCGCCAAGGCGATCTCCCGCTTCACCGTCTCCGGCCGGACGAACGGGACACGGCGGATGCGGGCGAGGGCGGCGAGCTCGTCCTTCAGCTCGGCCTGGGCCGCGCGGACCTGCCGCCCCAGCTCGTCAATGTGGCGGACGAGGTGGACGACGCTCTGGGGGAGGGGCGCGCTCATCGGACCCTCATCGGCATCAGAACGGCGCTGAACGACGGGTCCTTCTCGAACTCGACCAGCACCGGGCTTGCCGCATCGCTCAGCGACAGCTTCACATCGCCGAACGGCCGCTGCTGGACGATCTCCTCGAAATAGCGGGCGTTGAAGCTGACGAACTCAGGCGGCTCGCCTTCGATCTCAGCGGCGAGCTCCGCCTCTACCTTCCCGCCTTCCGGATGCTTGGCTTCGATGCGCGCCGGAGAGGTGAAGAGCTGGAGCGGGCGCACCTTTTCCGTTGTCAGACATCCCGCCGCCCGGCACCCCGCCAGCAGCTGCTCGGCGGGCAGGACGATCGTTCCCTTGAAGTCTTTCGGGACGATGCGCGGATAGTCCGGGAAGGTGCCGTAGATCAGCTTCGAGGTGATGACCGAGCGGCCGATCTCGAACCGAACCTTGGACGCGCTGAAGCCCATCTTCACCGCGGCGGGCGTTTCCTCCAGCATGTGCCGCAGCAGCTTGACCACGTCGCGGTGCACGATCGACCCCTGAAGCCCGTCCGTGCCTTCCGGCGCCGGCATCCGCACCATCGCCAGACGATGACCGTCCGTCGCGGTGAAGCCGAGCTGCTCGCCGAGGCGCTGGATGTAGACGCCGTTGAGATAATAGCGCGTCTCTTCGGTGGAGACCGCAACGGCGGATGCGCTGAGCGCGCTGAGAAGCGCGAGCGGGGGCATCTCGAAGCTCGTGCTCGGCTCCGGGTCCGTCATCACGGGGAAGTCTTCGGCGGGAAGGGTATACAAGGTGAACCTCGCAGCGCCATCGATGCGGAGCTTCCCATCGGCCTGGCTCAACTCGAGCGAGGCATCTCCGCCCTGCTGCGCGATCTGCAACAGCTGGGCAGCGCCGACGGTCGTGTCCACCGGCTCACCGCCATAGGGCAGGCGCGTCACCAACTCGGTGTCGAGATCGGTGGCGGTGATTTCAAGCTCACCGTTCGTCGCGCGCAACCTGACGTTGGTGAGGATCGGCAGGGACGAGCGGCGCTCCACCACCTTGTCGGCAAGCTTCAGCGCGGATGCGAGGGTATCGGCGGCGATCATACGAGCAATCCTTCCCTTTCATTGTCGCCGACCGGCTCCGGTTTCTTCTCCATGCGAGGCGGCGGTCCTGCCGCGAAGTCGAGCGTGACGCGCGGCACCTCGCGGGCGACAATCATCAGGACGATCTTCTTGGCGGCGTCCTCATCGACGCCAGCCGTCATGATCGCCTCCTTCGCCTCGCGCTTGCAGGCGGTCTTGTGAGCGAGGTCCGCCTCAAGCCTGGCGCGGACGGCGGCAGCAGCAGCGGCGGCTTCCGCCCGCTCGCGCTCCTCCGCCCCCCGGCGCTCCTCCGCAGCGCGTGCTTCACGTTCGATGCGCTCGCGCTCCGCGCGTTCGGCAGCCAGGGCTTCCTCATGCTCGCGCTGGATGCGTTGGCGTTCGGCTTCGGCTGCCTCCTCCGCCTCCCGGCGCGCGCGCTCCTCGGCCTGCTTGGCGGCCTGGGCTTCGCGTTCGGCGGCTTCGAGCCTGCGCTGTTCCGCTTCCGCCCGCTCGCGCTCTTCAAGATCCAGGCGCTCTTTCTCGGCCAGCTGGCGGGCCTCTTCCGCAGCGCGAGCCTCCTGCTCCTCCTGAAGGCGGCGCTCCTCCGCAGCGCGGCGCTCGGCTTCCTCGGCATCCCGTCGCGCCTGCTCTTCGCGAAGCCGCTGCAGCTCGGCGCGCTCGGCTTCCTGCTGCTCAATGCGGGCCAGCGCCGCCATGAGCAGCTCGCGGCTGTGGTTCTTCGCTTTGATGGCAGCTTCCGCCATACCCGCGAAAATGGCCGGGTCGATTTCGGTCGCGTTCACCTCATCGACCGCACGGCCTACATCTTCGCTCGTCGCGTCGATGCTCACGACGCCGAGAGAAGTCAGGCGCTTGATTGCCGCTTCACAGGCCCCGACCCGCTTTTCCTCCGCTGCCTCCCATTCCTCGACTGGCTTGCGGACTTCGGCCTCGATCGCCTTCAGCCCTTCCTCGACCGCCTTGCGCTCCTTGTTCACGGCATCGGTCCTGGCGCGCCATTCCTCGGTGAGCTTCTTGGCGGCGTCGGTGACGGCGGTGCGGGTTTTCACGACCTTGAAGGCAAGCGACTTGGCGCGCTCCCGGCCGGCGGCGGTGGAAAGGTCGGGGACGTGCCCCTCGACCTCCTTGCGGATGTGGTCGAAGAGGCTGTCGCGCGCCTCGGGCTTCGTCAGCACGAGAACCGGGTTGTGGTTCTCGATCACGGCGAGGAAATTGCCCTCTTCGGTCTTGTCGGTCATCGCTCGTCCTTCAGAAGTTGCCGTCGAACATCGCGGCGTTGCGCTTGTTCTGTTCGTGCCAGGTCTCGCCAGCTTCATTGTAGTTGAAGCCGAGGAACCCCCGCTCCTCGGTCGGGAGCGCCTTGAAGTAGGCGGCATAGGCCTCTGTCCCGCCCTTCGCGGCTTCGCGGGCTCGGTCGATCAACTCTTTGCGCCCGTCCGGTAGTGCGTCGTAGCCGGTCTGAACGGTGCCCCGCCCATCATCGTCCTCGCCTTCCTCGACGATGTTGAGCGTGGCCTTGCCCGTATGACGCTTGCCGTAGCTCGCCGCCGAACCGGCACCTTGCGTGGCGTTCTTGGAGCCGGTGGTGTCGACCGCGAGCGGCATCTTGCCGCCGCGCTCCTCGAAGGCGAGTTCGCCGTCCGCGTAGGCGAGGACGGGTTGAACCGTGATCATCGACCCCTGTTGGTCGACGACAAACGAGATGGTCAGATTGTGCCTGGCGAGGATTGGCCGGGTCACACGGTCGATATCTTCCCACTTGGAGTAGCGGGACTGCACTTCGCCGCTCTTGTTCTTGATCGCACCATTCTTCGCGATGCGCGGCATCTCGAGCAGCGCCTGGTGCTTTGCCATTCGGAAACGCCGCTCGGCCTCACGGTCCTGGAGCTGCATCGCGAGGTTGGCGAGCGCCGTGGTCTTGCCGGCGTCAACGGCCGGATCACGCGAAGCCTGCACGATATCCCGGAGCAGTTGCATCGCCTGCTGCTGCGGCGGCTCATAGGTGGCGAGCTGCTGCGCGGTGCGCTCGTCGGCACCGTGGGCCGGTCCCACAGGGTCGGCAGCGATGTAGGTCGCTTCGTGGCTCATGCTCAAATCTCCGTTGCCCAAGGCGGCAAATCTTCGTCGGCGAGGTCGTAGATTGGCTTGCGATCCAGCCACGGGTCTGTGTCGTAAACTTCGCAGAACTGGCGGAAGCGCCTCGACATCATCGAGCAGATGTCATCGGCCAGCATTTTGGTCGTGCCGGCGCGGGGGAAAAGCAGCCCGCGAGCGATCGTTGCGGGGCCTTTTAGGACGTAGAGCCAAGCCCATTCGTCAGGCTGCTGGTGCTTGGCCCACTTCATCGCGAAAGCGGCCTGTTCGGCGTCACCGTGGATGACGCTGGCGCCGTGAGCGCGAACGACCTTCCGAACCTCCTGCGCGCCTTCGAAATAGAAGCTCGGCTGGATCGCGTAACGATTGTTCGCGATGTCCATTCGGATCGCGTTCTCAATTGACGCCTCGCGCTTGCCGGCAAGAGTCTTCAGATCGACCATCTTGTCGACGTGCAGCTTGTCGACACGCGCCTTCTTCGGAATGCCCGTGCGCGGACAGCGCCAGAGCAGCGTCACCTCAGGATAGCCGCCTTCGAGCAGCTTGGAGAGTTCCTGGTCCTGCTCAATGATGCGTCCGGCGATTTCAATCTGGCGATGGGTCGCGGCGCCGATCATGCACTTGCCAGCGTTCGCCGCCTCGTGCTCGGCTTTCAGCTCGTCCCAAGTCTCAATCGTGGCGTCGAGCGAGCGGAGGTGCTCGATCACTTCGGTCTTAGACTTTCCCCGTGGCTTCACTCCGTCTGGGAAGGCGGCTTTGATGTCGTCCAAGGTGATGAGCGCGTTGGGGTGGTCGGCCTTGTCGAGCGCGACGGCATAGCGCTGCTGGAACGCTTCGCGGCCCTCGAGCAGGCGACAGTGGTAAGCTGAGCCTGTGTCGAAATAGTCTTCCTGCTTCGGAGGCTCCCAATTCGGGTTCAGCCAGCGACAGTTCGCGTAGAAGATCATCGGAGAGGCCGCGAGCTTCTTGACCCCGCCGTTCGAAAGCGCGGGCAGCGCGTGATAGGTGTCCTCGTCTAAGTCGAAGTAGATGCCTGGCTCGAAGCGGACCTCGGGATAGTCATCCACCAGCGGCATTACGAACGGCGTGAGCGGCGCGGCCGGCGCATCGCCGATGATCTCGCCGACTGTTTCGACCTCGAGGCCCTGCTCGCGGAGGAGGGTGGCGGTGTCGGTCACGGATAACCCCACGAGTTGCCGACTTCCACAAAGCGGTCGTAGCCGGGCTCACCCGGCCGCCCGCTCAACTGGCTAATGGGGGTGCCAAACTGAGGCTTGTGCGGCGCGCAGCCGACGCAGTCCGCCTTCTGGCTATTCCACATCTCGCTGATGTGGAACCACGTGTCGCCCTCCGGCAGCTCGGGGCCGATGCCGCAGGCGAACTGACGCTCGCTGTTCGGCAGCCAATCGTCGACGCGGATGTGTATTGCCATCAGAGTGCCCGCTCTTCGCGGTGCATGTCTGCTGCGCTGTCTCGCGCGGCTTCGTCCTGCTGCGCGGCATGGGTCAGAAGCTCAGCCTCCAAAGCCGCGTCATCCTCGATATGTGGCCAAAGCCATTCGGGAGCGTCGTACTCCCAGCGGCTCATCGTTTGGCTCAGGGATCGGACCGTTGCCGAGTGGATCGACACTGACGGGCCTTCGCCGGGCTGTTCCCGCGTCGGCTCGCAGCCGGGATGGACCGAGTAGCGTAGCGTCAGGAACACATCGTGCTCCTTGGCTTCCCGCGCGTCGCTAAGCGTGAACATAATGCCGGTTCGATAGGTGTAGGACCCGGTCATCAGAAGCTCCCGCACCAAGCAAGGAACAGCGCCACGGCTGCCGCAAGCGCCCACCAGAACCCGATCTCGAGCCATGATGGCGCCTCGCCGTCATCTTCGAAATCGCGGACATCGAGGTGGACCAGCGACCGATCCGGGCCGAGCGCCGGGTAATCGCCGGTCGCGTCGGCAAGGTCGAAAGGGTCGCGCCAGTGCACGCTCATCAGCCGTCTCCCAAAGGTTGAGCAAAGGCCTCGCCGGACACGACGCAGATCGGCGCAGCGTAGAGCCGGTGCACGCGGTGCTGGACGTGATCGCGATAGACGTAGGTGGGCGTGGACTGCCGTTTGATCGCGAACAGGTGCAGCTTCACGGCGCCGGTGATCGTGTCGGTTTCCCGGATCACGAGCGTGTCCTTGTGGAAGAGCCAGACCTTGGCGGCCTCGACCGCGTCGGCCAGCGTCGAAGGGACTTTCGAACCCTCCAAGAGGAGCGACTTGAGCGGATATGTCCTGTCGTCGACCACCCTGAAGCCGCGGAACTCCGAGGTAGAGTAGACCTGGGGGCGGTCGATCCGACGCTGGAGGCTTTGCTCGTTCATCGCGCCGCCTCCGGACTTTCGCCCTGTAGCGCGGCTTCAAACGCCGACATCCCTCCGCCGCCCGGACCAAAAAAGCGGTTCATCGCTTCAGGGCTAAGCAGGTCCTTCGCGCGCGACATGTCATCGGGATCGTCGAGCCTGAATGTGGCGATAGGCTTCAACCCCTCCGGGAAGGCGCGAGCGTAAGCAGCATCAAAGGCTTCCCGACAGCGCGCGCATGTGCCGCGCTCCGGATCGAAAGACACGTCGATCCGATTGCCGTAGCTGACGAACGTCTCGACGCCCTCTTGCGCCTCTTCCGGCTGCCCGAGAAGCTTCTTGCCGCACCATGTCTTGCCTTCACCCCGCGTGTGCGGATGACGCTCGGCTTGCCCGTTCCGAAGGTGGATCATACGGGCGCCCTCCCGGAGGCTCCGCCGGCGATCAACCTCGACCATCTGCTTGAAATAGCGCTCGTCGAGCGTCAGCCCGTTCGGCACCTTGTGGACGAACGTCCAATGCTCGAGCAGCTCGCCTTCCGCGGTGCACGGCCCGAGCGAGTGGAGATCGACTTTCCAGTTGGCGTGGTGACGCCCGACCTCAACCAGCACGTAACGGTACGGCGTCGTCGGCCGGTGCTCGATATAGCGGGTGCCGGGGAGCGGCGTCGGCGCTGGGAGCAGGAAGGCGTTGGCCTGCCGGCGGCCTCGTTCGCCGGCAGGCTGGGGGGTCGCCAAGGGGCGGGCAGCCGGGATCGAGGCGGCGACGGGGGGAGAATGTGCGTTCACGGTGCGACTCCTGTTGGAGCCGCTTATCCGATTATCAGATCATTCCGTCAATCCGATAAATGGATATTATTTCGCGCCGGTGCAAATTCTATCCCAGCCGTCTTCCAGAACCGACGCATCTCCGCCGCTTCGCGCCGGCAGCAGCACGGCCTTTCGCCTTCCGGCCAAATAGATGAAGCGATGCGGTCCCTGGGCCAAGCCATCGACCTCTCCGCAGGCGTACCAGCCCTCCGCGGTCTCCCGAGTCGCGGTATGGCGGATGTCGATGTCGTTGGCCTTGGCAGCGCGATCGAGCGCGCGTTCGGCATCCCGCCTCACCCCTTCCTCTCCCTGCTCGACCTGCCCGCAGCCGGTGAGCAGCAGCACGACAAGGATCCGGATCAGAGCGGAGCGCCCTGCCAGACGACTCGGCCGATCACGCGAATGTGACCGTCGCCAACCAAGATTGTGCGGTGGGTTTCAGTGTCTCGGGACACCGGCTCGAACCGGGCAGGGTTGGAGCGATAAAGCTTCACCTGCGTCTCGAAATCCACGTTCTCGATCAGGTATATCTTGTCGTTGTAGAGCTGCGACTGATCGGGATCGACGATCGCAAAGCCCCCGTCGGGGATGATGCGGTCCATGCTGTCGCCTTTGACTTCGACCGCAAAGGCTCGGCTTCCTGCTACGCCTCTAGGCACCGGCATCACTCCGCCAGGCACGAGAATCGCCTCTCGCCAATTACCGGCACTAGAGAGACCGATGATGGGCACCAGGTCAATCTGTGGTTCCCGCCGTATGCCGATAAAGCTATAAATGTCAGAGGCTTCCTGAACCTTCACTTGCCGGGTGCCGTTCAGGATGTTGGAGACCGCGGACTGGTTCAGCTTCAAGTGGCGCGCGAGTTCGGCTTGCGAGATTTTCTGCTCCCGCATCTTCTCCCGCACAAGGCTGATATCGAAGGGCAAATCCGCCATTCGCGCTATTTGCCATGAACGACTCGGAGGCGCTTTGAAGAAAATCGGATGAGTGCCTCGGTCTAGGGGTTGCGCGACATATCCATTTATCGGATAAGCGCGGCCATGAAGCTCATCGACGACATCTTCGCCGTCCTCGGCGAGGCAACCGCCATAGCCTCCGAAACCGGTGATCCGGTCCAGACCGTTCACAGCTGGAAGTCCAAGGGAAAGATCCCGAGATGGCGCCGCCAATCGGTGCTCGAGCTTGCGCGGCGCAAGGGAAAGCAGCTCTCTCCGGAGGCCGTCATCTATCTCAGCTCGAGCGATCGCGCGGCGCCGGAAACGCAAGCCGCGTGAGTGCCGGGGACTTCTTTTTCGCCCTGCTTGGCAGACTCCGGGGTGGGAGGGGCCGCCACCGGAGCCGGGATGGGGTATATCCCGCCGCGCCCGGAGGGGCGGAACGCGTCTGCCTGGCAAGGGATGAATGGCCTCTTTCCACCGGGCCGAAGTACGCGCTGACCGAGCCGATTGTCCGTGGTGCTGTCGAGCCTTTGACCGAAGACGAAGCGGTTGGCCTGTTGGCCGAAGGCATCCACGAGTCGGTGTTCCGGCTGGGCCCCACGAAAGCCGGCCTGAAGGTCGGCTGCTCCGATGAAACGATGGCCAAGGCGCGCGACAAGAAGACGACGCTGCGCCTCGACCTCGCCTTCAACACCCTTCTGCTGGACGAGCGGGCGCTGGACCCGCTGACGGCGCACTTCCGCAAGCGCCTCGTCGATGTCGATGCCGGCCCGGTGAACTGGACCCAACTCGGCGCCGCCGCGGCCGAGCTATCCGCCGAAATCCATCGCGCCTTGTCGCGCGGCCACATCAGCCACCGCGACCTGCCCAGGCTCAAGGAACTGGCGCGCGCCGTGCTGACGCAGAGCGAGGGGGCAGTGCTGTGATGTTCAACGAGAGGAGCCGAGGGTGAGCGTCAAAGCAGTGAGCCGTATGATCCAGCAGCTCGAGGCGTTGTCCCGCACCCGAGCGCTCGATGACGGCGAAAGCCACCAGCTGCAGAAGCTGATCACCGTCGAGCGCCGCTATCTCTACTCCGCGAAGGTCCACCGCGATCGTCCCGTCCAAAGTACCACTTTGGACGGAGCCTCCTGATGGGCGAGCATTTCACCGGGCTTAAGCATCCGCTCGCTCAGCGCCTCGCCATAGCGTTCGTGCTCGGCCCGGATTCGATCGACAGCAAGACCGTGACCCTCGACGGTGAGCTCCTTCGAGCCGCGATGGATGCGATTGAGGAGAGCGGTGCGGCGGCTGTGATGGTCCTGCAAGCCGATCGTGAGGCACCGGCGATGGGACTGCCTTACGGCTTGGCGGATTGCATCGACAACGACGGACATCCCTATCAGTCCGCCGCATTGGCCCAGGCCTTGGCCCTGCTGAAAACCGCCCTCCTCCCCGTCCAAAGTACCACTTTGGACGGAGCCTCCTGATGGCAGGGCCATGTTCCCGCTTGTCTTCAAGATCGCCATCCCCCGCCCGAAGAAAAGCGGCGGCGGGGGCAAGCGAGGAGGTGGGACTTGGATGAGCTGGCTCTACGTCCCCGGAACATCCTCTCCCTCTGCGCCGGCGTCGGAGGACTTGAGCTCGGCATCGCCCTTGCCCTCAATCATCGGGGAGAGGCTGCACGCGGCATCTGCTACGTGGAGAGGGAAATCGCAGCCGCCGCAAGCCTTCGCGCGTCGATGGAAGCAGGGTGGCTTCATCCGGCGCCTGTCTGGTCTGACCTGCTCACCTTCGACGCTCGACGCTGGCGTGGACATGTTCATATCCTCGCTTCGGGAGACCCCTGCCAAGACAACAGCGTTGCCGGAGGACGCGCCGGGGCGAGCGGAAAGCGCTTCCTCGCCCCCGAAGTCTGCCGGATCGCCGAAGAGTGCCGGCCTGATCTTATCGTGCGAGAGAACGTGCCGGGGAACGCGGCCGAGCAGCTCGCCGCCATCGTCCCGCCACTGGAGCGACTGGGCTACCGCGTTGCGGCAGGAATATTCAGCTCGGCCGAGACCGGAAACACCATGCGGCGCGAGCGACTGTTCATCATGGCCGAGCGCATCGGATGTGAGCCGGAGGGGTGGCTCCCAGACGCCGGACAAGAGGAAGGCCGGTGGTCACACGGTCAATCTGGAGGATGTGGCGGAGAGCTGGCACGCACCTCGGTGCAAAGATGCGGAGAAGCGGGGCCTTGTTGCTGCGGACCCGCGGAACGGCTTGGTCGGACAGGGCGAGCACTGGATGGCCCCGAACGTGCCGAACGGCGGCCGCTCGGCGAGCCATGCGGAGAAGGTGGGGCAGACCCTCTACCACGGCGGCAAGAAGGTCCAGCTCGGGCTGGAGCATCAGGCGAAATCCTGGTCCGGCCCGAAAGCATCCGACCCGCAGAAAGCCCGCCCGAACCAGCGCGGGAGCAAGGGCGACGTGCCGCTGCCGGGACAGGCGGCGAATTGGTTGGCGCCAATGGCAGCGGACGCGGGAGAGAAGGTTACGACCGTCGCGCACCAGGCAATGCTGTGCAACCAGGTCCTCGACTTCCGCCCGCCGTCATCCCAGGACCTACCGATAGCCGCTGGATCGATGTCCTCGACCGCTGGCCCCAACTCCAACCAGCCCTCAGTCAAGAGGAAGCTCAATCCCATCTTCGTCGAGGCATTGATGCGATGGCCCACCGGGTTGAGCGGCTTCGAGCGACAGGAAACGGTGTTGATCCCGTCACGGCTGCCTACGCTTATTTGCGTCTGTCAGAAAGGCTCAGAGAATGTCGGAACAGCGGACTTGTCAGCATTGCGGCCTGACGATGGAGCGCCCGCCTCGGATGCCCCGCTCGCTATGGGCGAAGCGTCGTTGGTGCGATCGGACTTGCATGGCGGCTGCTCGTGCGCCGAGGCCGCACACCTGCGAGCGGTGTCAGCAGACCTTCACGCCGACCCAAACGAGGAAGCGCGGGCACAGGTTCTGCTCGGCCGTGTGTGCGAATGCGGGGAAGCCGATCAAAGGCCCCTATCGGAAGATGCGCGACGGGGAGCGGGTCAGAACCGTCCATCGGGTGAGCAAAGAGCGGGAGATAGGTCGACCGCTGACACCGCAGGAGGTTGTCCACCATCGCGACGAGGACAAGCTGAACAACGATCCGGCGAACCTCGAAGTGACGACCAACGCGGAGCACTCGCGCGAGCACATGAAAGGCAACCAACATGCGCGCCGCTCTCGGCCTTAGACGTGTGGTGGCTGCTTATGCCGTCCTTCGTCTCGGCGCTCGTCTCGCAGAAGGACGAACAGCAGGGGCGGCTGCTGTGAGGATCGCAGCATGATTCTGGCGGCCTCTGAGGTCGATCCTGGCACTGCAGCCCTCCTGCTGAAGCAGCAGCGGGCCTACAGCCCTGCGCAGGTGCTCTTCGCGCAAGGTAGCTCGCACCTCCTGTGGGTGGTTGCTCGCCGCAATCTCAGCGCCGCCGATCGGGAGCGGGTTCTCGCCCGAGACAACCACACCTGCTCCTACTGCGGAGCTGCGGATGTGGATTTGGAGATCGATCACATCTTCCCGGTCTGCCGCGGCGGCGGGGACGATGACGAGAACCTCACCGCCGCCTGCGGCCCGTGCAACCGCAGTAAAGGCGCGTCGACAATCGAGGAATGGTGCGGGGCTGAGGAGAGGGAGGCCGCGCATGGCCTCTCAGGGTGACGTCGATGGTGGCTATGTCCTCCTCTACCGGCGCCTGCTCGATAACCCGGTGTTCCGCGATCATGGAGAGGCAATGGCCTTTGCGTGGCTCGTGCTGAACGCCGCCTACAAACCGGCGCGGCTGCGCTACAAGGATCGTGAAATCAGGCTCCAGCGCGGCCAGCTCGCCGTGTCGGTTCGCGACATGGCGGCCAAGCTTGGACGGTCGAAAGACTGGGCGCAGCGCTTTCTCGAACGCCTCGCCAGCCGCGACATGATCGCGACAGCGAACGCGACAGGCGTTAACATCATAACCGTCTGTAATTACGATATTTATCAGGCTTCGTCGCGCCCCTCCGCGACAGTGCCGGGGGCGCAACCGCGACAGGACCGCGACAGGACCGCGACACAGAACAAAGAAGGGAATGAAGTTAATGAAAGAATAGATGGTGGTTTCGCGTGCGCGCGCGAGCTTGGCTCTTTCGGTCTCATCGATTTGACCGATCGCCTCGCCCGCCTCGGCGGGGTCCGCCATCTCGATCCGGAACCCATAATGCGCAACCATGCCCAGGTGCGTGAATGGGTGGATGCCGGGATCGACATCGAGGCTGTCATCATCCCGGCGATCCAGGCCGTCCTCTCGACCGCCTCAGCACCGATCCGATCCCTCAAATATTTCGACGGCGAAGTCCGCCGCGCCCTCGCCCTTTCCCAAGGAGGAATGAATGGAACAGCAGCTCGCGATCCTAAGCGGCGCACTCGTCCCCGCGACCCGCTCCTCGACGACTATTTCCCAGCAGCTGGCGGGGCTGATCCCGGCATGGGCGAACCGCTTCGGTGAGCTCGACGCGACGGATTTCTACCTGCCCGTCAGCATGCCGGAGGGGTGCGGTGGAGCATTGGAAGCCGCCGCCGCGGCGCATCGCGGCGCGCTGGTGCCGGCGACGCCGGAGCAGCGCCACAACACGCTGATGGGCCTGCGGAGCTGCACGGTGCTGCACGACGTGACGAAGGAGGAAGCCAAGGCCACATTCGCGCTGCTCAAGGAGCATTTGGCCGATGTCCCGCACGACATCCTCGATGCGGCTTGTTCGGCTTATGCGAACGAGCCGGGCACCAGGTTCTTCCCGAAATCGGCGGGGGAGTTGCGGGTGTTCATCAACCCGATGGTGAGCGCGCGGCGCGCGCGCGCGGTGCGGCTGAAGATGCTGGCGGACGAGGCGCGGCAGCGGGATGAGCGAGCGGCTTATCTGGCACAGCCGCCCGAACCGATGAGCGAGGAGCAGGTGCGTGAGGAGAACGCGCTGATGAAGCGGCTCGGTCTCAGCACTCGGTGGCGGTTGGACGGGAGCTCCTACCAACTTCAGCCAGGCGACGAGGACCCGGTGCAGCCGGAGGAGCAAGCGCAAGAGGAGCAGATGGCATGATCAGTCGCGGCGATTACGTGCGTGTCCCCTACGGCGACACCGAGATGTGGCTGGAGGTGGCGGAGCGGATCGACGATGAGTCGGGCACCGGCCTCATCCGTTGCCAGCCGGTTCCGCTTGGGCTCCAGCACGGCGAGGAATGCGCGTTCGTGTTCGCGGACGTGCTGGAGACAGTGCCCGCGGCGGAGGTGCCGGACCTGATCGCGCGCGACTTCTTCCGCATTCCCGGCCGACCTGCCGATCCCGCGTTCGACGCGGCCTTCGATGCGCTCGGCGAGCAGGAGGCGGTGAAACGAGAAGCCCCGCCGCCCGGGGGATGGGGAAACGGCGGGGCTGATGAGGAGCGGGATCCTCGAACGGCATCAACGGACAACAAGCGGGGCGGTTCCCGCGAGACGGAGGAGAAGAAAAATGGGTTCCATACAATCTCGCGAAGAAAGTTCGGCGAGCGAAGTGCCGGTCAATGAGTTCGACCTGACGGGTCGGCTCTTCAGCGCCACAGCGCGCCTGGACAGCCTTGCCAACAGGGTGAGGCACATCGCCGACAGCGTCTATCGGCCGCGTCCAAGCCCCGTTGAATCCGTGACTGGCTCGCGCGACGAACCTCCATCCCTGATCAGCGCGGTCGAGCAGATCGAGCGGGTGGGCGAAGCCTTGGCCGAGCAGATCGCAAGGCTTGAGCCGCTCGCATGACCAGACGCCCACCCCTCACCTTTTGCCAGCGTCAGACGCGCGCGGGATGCAGCCCGGCCAAGGACCGTCTGGGAGACGGTCCAGGGCTGCATTCGTCCATGCTGCGCCGGCCGGTCTCCGGCTCGGCGTCAAGCCGGGGAGGGATAACGGGCAGGCATCACCCGGTAAGCATGGAAACGGGTCGGAAGGCCGCGCCGGTAGTGTATCGCGCGGCCTCTCCCCGTGAGGCGCCAACGGGGCTGCCGAGCTTACGCGCCGGACAGGTTCATTGCCTTGGCGGCTTGGTACGCAGCCTCCATTGCCTCCGTAAGTTCAGGTCGTCGAGGGGCGGACCCGGCGTGCTTGCGACCTTTGGCGACACGGGAGCGCTTGGATGTGTCCTTCAATCGTCGAAGCTCAAGGCATTTCTCGGCTTGGGGCCTTTTGATCCTCAAGTATGGCAGGAGCGCCTTCAGGCATGCGGCCGCTCGTTGGTCCGTCGCAGCCCAAGAGTAGAGCAGCCTTCCGTTCGGAGCCGATGGCTTCGTCATATAGAGCGACCCGCCGAAGCGATCTCTCAGCATTGTCGGTATGATCGGAGTGACCTGCCGAAGGGCAACGCGCTCACTGTATGTGGCAGCGCCGCAGTCGCGCGTAACACGCATGGCGTAGGTCGATTTCTTCACGCCGATCGTGCCGTCGCTGTCGATTGCTCCGGCCAGATAAGCCAACTCGGTTTTCATCGTAACACGACCTCACCCTCAGTGGTGACGTGACACTACTCTTCAATCGGTATCAGAGAAAGGAGGTAAAGGATAAATGACCGTAGAAATCCGCATCGGAGACGCACTCGAACAGCTGAAAATGCTGCCCGACAACAGCATCGATTGCTGTGTGACGTCTCCTCCATAGCTGTACTGGGGCCTGCGCGATTATCAGACCGGCCGCTGGGAAGGCGGCGAGACAGGGTGCGATCATCGCCCGCCGAACGAAGGCGGCTCTTGTGGAACGACAGCCGCACGCTCGCGCTCTGCGAGGCCTATGGCACCGGTGCCGGAAAGCATCGCCCGGAGGCTTGGATTTCAACGGATTAGCCGGTGGGAGCGGATCGTTTGACGGCCTTGCTTCCGATCGCGGGAGGAGATTCACTTCGTGTCGGGGTGGGCGGTAGCGTATGTCTGAACATCGAAAAGACCTGGCCGGCGGCGCGCGGCCGCTGCGCCATGAGACGCGGGGCGAGCGCTTCGCCCGGCGCTATACCGAAACGGTGCGCAAGAATGCCGAGGAGGCCAGGCAGCAGGCCGCCTTCCGGCTCTCCGACGATCTGGAGCGCGCCAAGCGCTTCCTCCGCTCCAAGGGCTGGAACGTGTTCGAGGCCTCCGTCGTGCTCCCCGGAGTCAGGGACAAATGGTTCGTCGGACAAAAAACCTATGACCGCGCCGGCGTGATCGCCTGCGCAAAACGCGAAGGATGGAAAGATGAGCAGGCTTGAGCAGGTGAAGCGCATCCTGGCCGATCTCGGCGGCAAGCCGGTCGGCGACCATGACGAGCTCGGCGGGCGCTTCGACGCCGACGGCGAACTGGGGCTCGACAGCCTCGACAAGATCCAGGCCGCGATGGCGATCGAGGAAGCGTTCGGCATCGAAATTCCGGACCGCGACATCGACGATGTCTCGATGGGCACGCCGGCCGGCATCGCCGCTTATCTCGACCGTCGCTTCCGTGCCGATGAGGTGGAGGATGACGGCTTCATCACCCACGCCCGGGCGGCATGAGCGGCGACAAGCCCTGCACGACCTGCGGCCATCCCCGGACCATGAACCGCTGCTGGCGCCTGACCTGCCCCACCAACGGCGCGCGGGAGAGCTTCCACGTCGTCGACAAGCCGCTCGACGGGGAGAAGAGGGATCGTCTGCTGTGAGCGAGAACATCCAGCCGATCCGCTCAGACATCGTGCCGGAGCTCGACGTCGAGCGCGAGATGATCGACTTCTGCATGGCGAAGGTGCGCGAGTTCGCCAAGGAGCGGGGAGAGCCGCGCAGCATAGCTCTCGTCCTGATCGGCGAGAATGCCGACCATGTCGCCTCGTGGACGCCGAAGCTGAAAACCGATCGCCGCGAGGTTCGCGCCTATGCCGGTGCCAGGCTCCTCAGGGATGCCACCGATTGACCCGACCGTTCCCGCCGCCCACCGACGAGCCGTTCATCCCTTCGCCCGAGCTTGAGGCATGGGCGCGCGCCACCTTTATCGAGCCCGGCGCGCCATTGGAGAATGAGGAGCACCAGCACCTCCGCAGCGCCAGCATCGGCTTCGTCTGGACCTTCATCGAAGCCACCCGCAACGGCCGCCGCCTCGCCGGTCTGTGCGAGATCATGCCGCCGATGGCGATGGGCAAATGGCAGAAGGAACGCGCGATCTGGCAGATATCCGAATGGTTCGGCGAGATGCCCGATTTCCTCATCACCATCGATGCCGAGATTGCAGTCATGCTGGACGACACGAGCTTCTGCGCATTGGTCGAGCACGAGCTTTACCACGCCGGGCAGGAGACCGAATTCGGCGCCCCGAAGTTCCGCCGCGACGGCTCGCCCGCCTTCTGCATCAGGGGCCACGACATCGAGGAGTTCCGCGGAATTGTCCGCCGCTACGGGGCCGATGCGACCGATCTTGCCGGGATAGATACCAATGCCCGGCCGGAGATCGGCCTTGCCTCCGTTCGCTCTGCTTGTGGGACTTGCCTCAAGCTCGTGCGCGGGTGAAGCTCTGGCGCAATATGGGTGGGATATCACATGGCTAAGCTCCCCGAGGTCGTGAAGCGGCGCATCGTCACCGAGCTCGCCTGCTTCCGGACACCGCCCGAGGTCCGCACCCTTCTCAAGGAGGAATATGATCTCGTCCTGTCGACGCAGGACATCATCCGCTTCGATGCGACCAAGGATTACTGCATCTCCGGCGAGCCGCTGAAGGCGCTCTTCAACGAAATCCGCAAGGATTATGTCGAGAAGCTGGCCGATATCCCGATCGCCAGCCAGGCCTTCCGGCTGCGGCGGCTCCAGTCGATGGCGCTGCGGGCGGAGGAAAAGGGCAATGCGGCGCTCGCGGCCCAGCTCATCGAGCAGGCGGCGAAGGAGGTGGGCGGGCTGTTCACCAACGAGCGCAAGCTCTCCGGGCAGTTCCAGCACGAGGTGATGACGCCGGACCAGGCGCGCGCGCGGGTGCAGGCGATGATCGACGCGCGGAGGAAGAAGAGCCCGGACCAAGCGACGACGCATTAGGGCTTGGACCCGCCACGCCGGCCATGTTCCCGTTCCCCTGCGGCCGAGCGATTGGCTGTGGCCTGTGGAAAACTCCGCAGGCGTTCGCAGAAGCAGACGCAGGAGAAGATTATGTTTACGGTAAAAGTTCGCGCCGCTGATGGCGTGGAGTCGCTCTATAGCGCCGAGACCATCAATGTGATCGGCGGGCCGAATGAAACCCGCTATATCGCTGATGAGCGCACTGTTGCCGGCCCGCTCAAGCGGGACATGTACCAAGAGGGCATCTATCTCGATCGCAAGGTTCAACTGACGGCTCTCGGCGAGGAACCCTTCTACACCTCGAAGCACGTCATCCAGTTCGGCGGAGACGAAACCTCTGACCGCCAAGCCCGTCGCGGTGGCAAGGTGTGGGTGATGAACGCGTACGGCTCCACGGTCGCGACCTACGACCTCTAGCCTAGGTGAGGGGCGGCGCGACTGCATCTCTGCCGTTAGCTCTGAGCAGGCAGATGACCCGCAGCGTGAGCCAGGGTAGCGCCGCCCCTCAGTCTTCTTGACCGCTCCGCCTCCGGCATGTTGCCCCTAGAAGCGGGACGGGGGATTGGGCGGTGCTCGAAACAGGCGGCTTCAAGTTCGGGGAGAGGGAGCCGATCAGGCTCCGCAAGCTGCTCGAGCTGCTCGATCGCCTGATCGCGGTCGAAGGGATCACCCAGGCCGATATCACCGAGGCCATCGCGGCCCTCGCCCCGGCCGCCGACCGCTACATCTACTTCACCAGCGCCACCGAGGCCGCACTCGGCGCGATCACCGCCTTTGGCCGCGCGATCCTCGACGATCCCGACGCTTCCGCCGCGCGCGCCACCGTCGGTGCCGCCGCCGCATCGCACGCTCACGCCATTGCCGATGTGACGGGGCTTCAAGGCGCGCTCGACGCCAAGCTCGACGATGGCCAGGCGAGCGCGTTCGGGCTGTCCCTGATTGACGATCCCGACGCTTCCGCTGCACGAACGACGCTTGGGCTCGGCACAATGGCGACGCAGAATGCCGCCTCCGTCGCGATCACCGGAGGCTCCGCGGCATTCACCGGAACCACCTCGGTCACCGGCTCCGCCGCGGTCTCGCTCACTTCCACGGCCAACACCGGCAATCCTCGGCTCATCCTGACGGAAGGGTCGGGGCCTGCTGGCTTCTACGAGATCGCGCGGTTGGGGGCGGGAGGCAACCCGGCCAATGGGCGCGGTCCCGTGGTGGGTTTCTACAGCCCAAACGGAGGCGTCGGCCTCACCGCGCTGTCCGGCTACTTCGGCCTGGTCCAAACCGCCACCGGGGTCCATGCCTTCACATGGAAGAACGCATCCGGCACCGACATCGCCCTGCTCGGCACGGCCGGAGGGTTATCGGTCACCGGCTCCGTGGCGTCGAGCACCTGGCTGAAGTCCGGCAGCTACACCGTCGGCACCGTTCCAAGCGCGGGTGCGGCGGGCGCCGGGGCGCAGATCTATGTTTCCAACGAGGTCGGCGGCGGCGTGACCGCTTTTAGCGACGGTGCCGCTTGGCGCCGCTCCACCGACCGCGCGATCATTTCATAGGAGCAGACATGGCATACGAGAAGCGCACCCGTCCATATGAAATCCTGGTTCGCCTAAAACCGGGAGGAGTCTTCGAACAGCATGTGATCGACATCGAGGAGATGTGCGACGTTCAGACCGGAGAGGTCGCCAGTGCCAGGGAGTTGCTGGCGAGACCGATCACCGAAGCCGAAGTCGGTGTCTACATCGGTTCCGCCACCGCGGCGGCCATCGAGCTGCTCAATGCCCGCGAGGCAGCCTTCGCCGCCACGACCAGGGCGCAGGACGAAATCCACGCCGCCTGCCGCGCCGAGCTCGAAGCGCTGCGCACGAGCCTTGCCAGCGCCGCGGCATCGGTCACCGCCGCCATCGCGTGATCGATCTCGCCTGCCTCGATGATCTGGACCCGGCCTCGCTTTCCGACCAAGACGCGCTGGCGCTGGCGACGGTGCTCGAGGCGCAGGTTCAGCTCGAGCGGTGGGAAGCCATCGCCGACGCCTTTCCGCGTCAGGAGACATGGCCCTATCCGCACGAGCCCGCCTTCGCCTGGCGGCGGGAAGCGGCTGGGCTGCTCGGCGCGGACCCGAAGCTCGGGATGGGCGCCGACGCCTATTACAGCACCCGCCCCAAGGCGTTCATCTCCCATTGGTGCGTGACCTACGATCCGCGCCTCGCCGGGTCCGGGCGACCGGCCAAGCTGCCGTTCCTGCTCTTTCCTCGGCAAGAGGATATGATCGACTGGCTGCTCGCGCTCCTCGCTGGCGAAGAGAATGGGCTGCTGGAGAAGGCCCGCGACATGGGGGCGACATGGCTCGCCTGCGCATTCTCGGTCTGGCTGTGGAAATATCGGCGCGGCTCGGCCGTGGGTTGGGGCAGCCGGAAGGAAGCGCTGGTCGACAAGCTCGGCGATCCGGACTCCATTTTCGAGAAGATGCGGATGATCATCGACGCGCTGCCCGGCGCGCTGCAGCCGCATGGCTTCGCCCGCGCCGATCACATGACCTACATGAAGATCATCAACCCGGAGAACGGCGCGACGATCACCGGGGAAGCCGGGGACAATATCGGGCGTGGCGGCCGCAAGCTCATCTACTTCAAGGATGAAAGCGCCCACTACGAGCGGCCGGAGAAGATCGAGGCCGCGCTCGCCGACAATACTCGGGTGCAGATCGACTTCTCGTCGGTGAACGGTCTGGGCAACGTGTTCCATCGGAAACGCGAGGCCGGAAAGGACTGGGCGGGGGAGACCGACCTGGAGCGCGGCCGCACCTCGGTCTTCGTCATGGACTGGCGCGACCATCCGGGAAAGACGCAGGACTGGTACGACACCCGCCGCCAGAGCGCGATCGACAACGGTCTCCTCCACATCTTCGCGCAGGAGGTCGAGCGCAACTATGCCGCGGCTGTTGAGGGCACGATCATCCCGGCCGAATGGGTGCGCAGCGCGATCGACGCGCATATCAAGCTCGGCTTCACCGATGCGGGGCCGTGGGGCGCCGCGCTAGACGTGGCCGACGGCGGCGGCGACACCAATGCGCTCGCCGGACGCAAGGGCGTCGTCCTCCGGCATGCGGACAATTGGGGCGCCCGCGATACCGGCGTCACCACACGCAAGGCCGTCGAGTTCTGCTCCGACAAGGGGCACGTCGATCTCCAGTACGACTGCATCGGCGTCGGCGCCGGCGTCAAGGCGGAGGCGAACCGGCTCGAGGAGGAGGAGCTGCTGCCGCCCTACATGAGCTTCGTGCCGTGGAATGCTGGCGCCGCGGTGCAGGACCCCGACGCGCACGTCATCCCCGAGGACAGGGACAGCCCGACCAATCGCGACTTCTTCCGCAACTTCAAGGCGCAGGCGATGTGGAGCCTTCGCGGCCGGTTCGAGCGCACGCATCGGGCGGTCACCGAGGGCATCAGATACGACCCTGACACGCTCATCTCGATCGACTCCAAGATCCCGCTCCTGCGCCAGATCGAGAAGGAGCTCTCCCAGCCCACCGCCACCAAGGACCCGATCACGGGCAAGATGATGGTGGACAAGACCCCGGAGGGCACCCGCTCTCCCAACCTCGCGGACGCAATCGTCATGGCCTATAATCCACTGCCCGGTCTCAAGCCGGTGATCACCATCTCGGCGAAACAGTTCGGCGTCGCGCCCTTCAAGGTGCCGCCGCACTGGAAAAAGGCCTTTGCCATGAAGGTGCAGGCCGAACGGGTCTGCGCGCTGTGGGCGGCGCACGATCCCGATGGCGATGTCCTCTACCTTACCACCGAATACAGCCGCGATTTCGCCGAGCCAAGCACGCATGCCCAGGCGATCCTTGCCCGCGGCGCATGGGTTCCCGGCACGTTCGAGAGCGACGAGAGCAACGTCAAGGAATCCGACCAGCTCCTGATCCTCTACCACGGCTTGGGGCTGACGCTGGCCCCAGCGGAGAAGGCACTGGAGGCGAGCGTGTCGGACCTCCAGCAGCGCATCGCCACCGGCCGGCTGAAGGCGTTCACGACCTGCCAGACCTTCTTCACCGAATACCGGTCCTGGCGCCGGGATGCGGAGGGGCGGATCATCGGCGGCGGCCTCATGGATTGCGCCCGCAACCTCGCCCGGCCGGACACGGTGAGACGCATGGTTGTGGAACCCAAAAAAGCAATGTTAGCCAGTCAGCGGACGCCGAACATTTATTCTTAGGGGAACGGGGCATGGGACCACGCGACTATCGCGCCGAGGAACGGGCGGCGTTTGGAGCCGAGTTCGACCGGCTCGGAGGAAAGTCCGGCGGCGCCATCAGCCCCGACCGCGACGACCCCTTTCCGCGGCACACCCCAAGCACGCAGAAGGGGGGCGCCGTCAGCCCGGACAAGCGCGATCCTTTTCCAAGGCACACCCCGGATCAGCGACCGCTGCCACGCATTCCGATGGGCCCGGAGCGTGACCGCGCGGCCAGCCCGCGCCCCTCGTTCAGCAAGGTCCAGCTCCTCGAGAAGGTCGCGGCCGGGACCAAGAACAGGCTCATCGGCGTGATGTTGCGGAGGATGCTGGCTTCGCGCAGCCGCCGCGAGCAGGGCGGCGGCTGATGGCAACGGCTTTCGCCCTGCCGGCCGAGGAGAGCGCGGAAACCCGCGAGAACCGCGTCATCGAGGCGGCGCAGCAGATCATCTCGCCGCTCGCCATGCTGGCTGAAGAGCAGGTTCGGGCCAAGGCGCCGATCGAGGATCGCTGGCTGCGCAACCTGCGCCAGTATCTCGGCATCTACGAGCCGAAGACGCTCGCCAAACTGGTCGACGCCGGTCAGTCCCGCGCGTTCGTCAAGCTCACCCGCCACAAAACTAATGGCTGGTCGGCGCGCATCGGCGACCTGCTCTTCCCCACCGACAGCAAGAACTGGGGAATCGAGCCGACACCGATTCCCAAGCTCTCCGCAGCCGCCGACGAAGCGCGGCGCGCGGCCATCGCCAAGGTCGAGGAGGCGAACAAGGCCGCCGATGCGGGCGATCCCACCGCTGACCAGATCGCGGCGGAAGCGGGTGAGTTCGCGGAGCAGATCAAGCAGCATGAAAGCGCGATCGCGGAAGCCGGCAAGCGCTGCGACTGGATGGAGCGCACGATCGAGGACCAGCTCGTCGAGGCCGATTATGTCGCCGAATGCCGTGATGTCATCGAGGACGGCTGCAAGATCGGCACCGGCATCCTCAAGGGTCCGACCACGGCCAACCAGCTCCGCCCGCGGTGGAGCCAGGACGGGGACGGCCGCTGGGTGCTGGCGCAGGACCCTGACCCGCGCCCGATGTACAGCCGCATCGACCCCTGGCATTTCTTTCCCGACATGTCCGCCCGGACGATCCGCGAGGCCGAGTTCACCTTCGAGCGCTCGCTGCCGACCAAGAAGGACTTGCGCCGCGCCGCGCTGAAGCTCGGCTTCAACAAGGATGCGGTGCGGCGGCTGCTCAAGGCCGGGCCGTCCGAGATCGTATCGGAGAACCTCAGCCACATCGCCGAGCTGCGCGCGCTCACCGGCGAGCAGGAGCAGATCAAGGGCCGCTACATCCAGTGGGAGTATCACGGGCCGTTGGACTGCCGCGACATCGCCACCCTGCTCCGCGCCGCAGGGCGCGAGGAGGAGGCGGACGACTTCGAGCAGAACAAGGACGAGCTCGAAGAATATCGGGTGATCATCCACTTCATCGGCAACGAGGTGCTGAAGATCGCGCCGGAATATCCGCTGGACAGCGGGGAAAGCCTCTACTCGGTCTGGAATTTCGAGAAGGGCGAGACCTCGATCTTCGGCATCGGCGTGCCCGAGATCATGTCGGACAGTCAGGACAGCCTCAACATCGCCTGGCGCATGATGCTCGACAATTCCGCGTTGTCGGTGGGGCCGCAGCTCGTGTTCGACAAGGGCGCGATCACGCCGCAGGACGGGCATTGGGGCCTCAAGCCGCTCAAGGTGTGGCTGCGCTCCTCGACATCCTACGCCTCGCCCACCAACCGTCCGTTCGACCAGTTCGAGGTCACCAACAACCAGAAGGAGATGGCGGGCATCATCGAGATCGCCAAGGCGTTCGCGGACGAAGAAACCTCGATGCCGGACATCGCGCAGGGCGAGCAGGGCGCGGCGACGCAGACCGCGGGCGGGATGTCGATGCTGTTCAATTCGGCGAACGTCGTGTTTCGCCGCGTCATCAAGTCTTGGGACGACGACCTCACCAAGCCGACGATCCGCCGCTCCTACGACTGGAACATGCAGTTCAACCGCGACCCGTCGATCAAGGGCGACATGCAGGTCGACGCCCGCGGAACCTCGGTGCTGCTGGTGCGCGAGATCCAGTCGCAGAACCTGATGGCGATCATCACCAACTGGCCGTCCAATGCTCCGCTGGCGCCGTACCTCAAGGTGCGCGAGGGCATCGTGAAGACGCTGCAAACGATGATGATCCCGCCGGAGGACCTGCTCTACACGCAGGACGAGGTGGACAAGAAGATGCGCGAGGCGGCGGAGCAACCGCCCGAGGTCGATCCGACGATCCAGATGCGGATGGACATCGCGAAGCTGGAGGCCGAGACCCGCACGCAGATCGCCAAGATGCAGATGGACGCCGAGATCATGCGCATGGAGCGCGAGACCGGCATGTCGGAGCAGGAAATCCGCGCCAGATACGACCTCAAGAGCCAGGAGATCGGCTCCAAGGAGCGGCTGGAGGCGACGAAGATCGCGGTCGAGGACAGCCGGCAAAAGGCCGGGCTGGATGTCGGACAGGGGGTGGGCTGATGGCCGCGCTCTTTCTCCGCCTCAACCTGCGGTTTTTCCAGTGGTCCTTCTGGCAGTACACGAACGCGCATCGCGATGTTCGCATCCATGCCAAGGCCAAATTACCGAAATGGTCCACGGCCGAAGACTATCGGCTGTACCGGCAGGACGTGCGACTGTTCGACGAGGCGCTCGCCTCGATAAGGCGGCGATACCAGGCTGTCGATCGTCTGCTTAAGAGGGCGGGCTGATGGACTGGCGCGAGCATCGAGACCGCGAAATGGCCCACAAGAAACGCCTCGGTCTGCTGAGGCCTGGAGGCATTATTTACATGCCCGGCCCCAACACTGGAAAGACAGTCACGAAATCGGTCAAGTATGGTGACTACATCGTGACTGTCGAGACCCAGCGGCGGCACAGGGGCCTCGCAGGCGACAGAAGCTCTTGGGAAATCTGGCCTTGGAGCGAGGCCGCCGGGCGCCATGTTCCGCCTCAGTCGCGCTACCACAAGGATGCCGCGCGGGCTTTCCTTTCCGGAAAAGCACCGTCGTGATCACCGCCCGCCACCCGGAATGGCCGGCGATGAAGCGCTGGCTGGACGAGCAGATCGCCGAGCTGCACCGCCAGCTCGAGCAGGTGCGCCCGGAGCAGGAAACCAACGCGCTGCGAGGCGAGATCGCCGCCTACCGCAAGATCATCGACAAGGCCGATCCGAAGCGCACCGACGGCCCGGCACCAACCTACGCCTGACCCCAGTTGACAGGAGCTTTTTACGTGAGTGATACGAATCAGGCCCGAGAGGGCGATGCCGATTTCTCAGCAGCTTGGGATGAAGCCGCCAAGGGAGAGCAGGGCCAGCCGCAAGGACGCCCTGACGACCTGGAGCCAGACCAGGATGCGGGAACGGCCGGTGCCGATGCGGACGCGGGGGGGAACCTGCCAGCCGACGAGGCCCAACCTTCGGACGCCAGCAGGCCAGCCGAGGACGAAGAGAATCCAGACGATATTTGGGCCGGCCTGAGCGAGGCACAACGGGAGCGCATCCGCGCCCTCGAAGCCGCCGAAGCAAGGGCTGCAAAAGCGGAAAACACGCTGCGCTCCAATGAAGGCCGGTATTCTCGGACGGAACGCGAACTGAACGAACTCAGGATGCGGCTGGCTCAGGAGCCGAAACCGCAGCCGGGGGCCACCGAAGAAAAGCCGGTGGCGGGGGCAAGCGAGGAGGACCTGGCGCGCGTCGGGGAGGAATATCCCGACATCGCCAAGCCGCTCCTCAGCGAGATCACCTCCCTTCGCTCGTTGGTTGAGGAACTGTCGAAGGATCGGTCGAAAGAGGCCGAACTGAAGCAGGCGCGAGATGAGCTTGAGCTCACCGAGTACCTCGGCCGTCAGGAGCAGACCGTCGCTGAGAAGCACGCCGACTGGCTAGAGGTCGTAGCGTCCAAGGACTTTGCCGAGTGGGCGCCGAAACAGCCCGGCTTCGTGCAAGAGCTCATCCGCAAAAACGGCTCAGCCATCGTCGACGCGGAAGCCGCAGTTGACGTTCTCGACCGCTTCAAGGCGGCCACCGGCAACCAGGGCGACCCGCACGCGGCAAGGCGCGAACGGCAGCTCGCCGGAAGCACCCACATCCCCGCCAAGGCACCGGCGCTCCAGCCGGCCGGGAGGGGGGATGGAAGCTTCGGCAGCGAATGGGACCGCCTCGCCAGAGAAGAGGCTCGCAAGAGCAGGGGTAAGTAGCGCCGGGAAGTTCTTCCGGCGCGAGCTGGGGGAACTTCAATGGCTACTGGTACTACGACTTACGGCGACATCAGCCCGCGCACCGCGGCGCACGCCGCGCGCGAAATGCTCCGTCACAAGGAGCCGCACATCGTCCTCGCGAAGATGGGCGCGACGAAGCCGCTTCCGCAGAACATGACCGACACGGTGAAGTTTCGCCGTCCGGTCCCCTTCGCGGTCTCGACCGTCCCGCTCCAGGAAGGCGTCACGCCGACCCCGGACAAGATGGCTTACGAGGATGTGAGCGTGCAGCTCCGCCAGTACGGCCGGGTTTCGCAGATCACCGATGTCGTCATGGACACCCATGAGGATCCGGTGCTGCGCGACAACACCATGCTGATGGGCGAGCTTGCGGCGGCCACCAACGAGCAGATCGTCTATGCGGCGGTGAAGGGCGGCACCAACGTCTTCTACGCCAATGGCGCGGCGCGAACGGCGGTGAACACGGCGATCACGCTCAACAAGCAGCGTGCCGTCATTCGGGCGCTCAGGGCCCAGAAGGCGCGCAAGATCACGCGCATCATCGACTCGACGCCGGACTACGGCACGCAGGCGATCGAGGCCGCCTATGTCGCGGTCTGCCACACCGACTGCGAGTCCGACATCCGCAACCTCGCCGGTTTTGTGCCGGTGGCGGACTACGGCTCGAACAAGGCGCTGATCTCCGAACATGAGCTCGGCTCGGTCGAGGATGTCCGCTACGTCGCGTCGGCGGACCTCGCATCGTTCGCCGATGCCGGCGGCGCCAAGGGCGCGATGGTCTCGACCTCGGGCACCAACGCGGACGTCTATCCGATCCTCTTCTTCGGTCAGGACGCCTACGGGCAGGTCCCGCTCAAGGGGAAGAACGCGATGACGCCGATCGTCGTGAACCCGAAGCCTACCGACAGCGATCCGCTCGGGCAGCGCGGCCATGTCGGCTTCAAGTTCATGACCGCCGCGCTGATCCTCAACGAGCTTTGGATGGCTCGTCTCGAGGTCGCCGTCACCGCGCTGTGATGATCTGAGGGGAGGGCTCCGGTCCTCCCCTTGACGCTCTTTTCTTCAGGAGATTTTCAAAATGAGCACGGACATCAGGACTGGCACGGTCGAGGGGACCGGCGCCGCCATCAACATCGAACTCGGCTTCGTGCCGGACTACGTCGAGGTCTACAACGCCGACGATGCGGGCGGTCTCGCCCCGACCGTCAAGTGGTGGAACGGCATGGCGGACGGCAGCGGCCTCAAGACGCTGAAGAGCGTCGACTCCGGCACCACCGGCAACGCCTCTTCGGCTGCGATCGTGGCTGGCGGCATCAGCGAATATGCCGGCGACAGCACTCCGGGCGCGCAGAAGCGCCAGGGTTTCACGATCGGCACCGACGCAGACCTCAACGTGAACGGCGAGACGCTGTTTTACACGGCGGTCCGCGGCGAGACCCGCGGCTGACCATGACGGGCGGGGCCGAGGTCCCGCCCGCTTCTTCCCCTCTGAGGCTTGGAGGCTCCGATGAGCGACACCGCCAACACCACCACCGTCCGTATTTCCTCGACCCTGCTCAACGGGTCGACTCCCCTCCGCATCAACGGTCGCAACTGCGACGTTCCCCACAACAAGGACGTGGTCCTCGATGCCAGCGCCTTCGCGGCGCTCTCGGATTCGACTGTCCGATTCGAGGTAGTGGCGGCCGGTACTGACGCCGCCGCTCCTGCCGGAGAGGGGTCGGGGGAGCCCTCTCCGGCAGTTTCCAGCGCGTTCGACCCCGCTGCGGTTCTGGCCAAGAAGGTCACCGACATCCTTCAGGACATGGACGAGTTCAGCGCCGAACAGATCGAGGCGCTGATCGCGGCCGAGAACGCCAAGGGCGAGACCGCGCGCATCACGCTGGTCACGCCGCTCACCGAAAAGCTGGAAGCGCTCAAGGCGCCGCCCACCGAATAATTCCGCCGAATATTCCCCACCGAGCAGGAGGCTCACGACATGGCGAACTTCAAGAACATCCCGATTGCCGACGCGACAGACGAGCAGCTCACCGCCTTCGCCGAGGCCACGCTGCAGCTCGACGCGAGCGGCGCCAAGGAAAGGGGCGCACTGCTGGCGTTGATCCTGACGGCCTGGCCGCAGGATTACATCCTCGCCGAACTCGCCGAGACGCCGGAAGGCTTCGATAGCGAGCAGGACGAGCAGGTTCGCGTGGTCGCGCAGCTCAAGCTTGCCGGGGGGATCGGCGACAATGATCCGAAGTGGGTCATCCGCATCGGGGCCACCGAGCTTCCCGGCGGCAAGGACCCGGTGCCCGCGGGCGTCAACGGCCGCACCGTCGTTATCCAGCGCAACACCGAAGTGGAGGTTCCGCATCGCTATGTGCTGGCCCTGCAATCGGCGCGGCGCGAAACGGTCCAGCAGAACCTCGAAACCGGCGAGATCACGCGCACCGCCTTCTCGAACTACCCGATCGAGGTGCTGGAGCGCCCGTCGAAAGCTGAAATCGCCGATTGGCACGCCCGCACCGACGGCGTCTTCGCGCCGGCCTGATGCCGACCTTCCTCCAGCTCTGCGCCAAGCTGGCAACGCGGAGCGGCGTCATCGGCGCCGCCCCTGTTGCCGTAACGGGACAGGCCGGGAGGCAGGCCAAGTGCGTCGACTGGATCGAGCAGGCCTGGGTGAAGATCCAGCAGATGCACGGGGACTGGAGCTTCCTTCAGGGAGAGTTCTCCGGAACGCTGACGGCCGGTGATCCGAGCTACACGTCCGTCGATCTCGGCATCGCGTCGCGGTTTGCGGAATGGAAAGGCGACCGAGCCGACTATCGGCCGCTGACCATCCGCAACCCGGCCCTTGGCCTGGCTGATGAGCAGCCGCTGGTTCAGATCAGCTACGACCGCTGGCGCCTGCTCTACGATCGCGGCGCCCAAGCATCGAACCGCCCGCTCCATTATGCGATCGGCCCCGACTTCTCGCTCCGCTTCGGCCCGAAGCCGGACAAGGCCTATGCGGTGCGGGGGGAATATCGGAAGGCGCCGCAGTCGCTGGCGGCGGACGCGGACCTGCCCGATATGCCGGAACGCTTCCACGACATCATCGTAGACCGCGCAATCATCCTGATCTCGGAATCCGACGAGGCGCCTCAGGCGCTGCAGTCGGCGGTGCGCGCGTTCGGCGAAGGCTTGTTCGCGATGCGGCGCGATCTCCTCCCGGAGATCACCACGACGATCAGCCGATGACGCAGAGCACGTCCTTCTTCGCGCTGGACGGCGGGCTGGACTTGGTCACTCCCGCTGTCAACATGAAGCCGGGGCGAGCTGTCGCGGCGCTCAATTACGAGCCGGTATCGTCTGGCTATCGGCGGGTTCGGGGCTTTGAGCGGGCCGACGGACGCCCGTCACCATCTGGGGATCACGACTATTATCGCCTGAATTTCACGGCTGGCAGTTTCGCGCCTTCGATCGGCTCAGAGATCCTTTGCAGCTCGAGAGGCACCTTGATCGAGGTGGTGATTACCAGCGGATCGTGGGCCGCCGGCACCGCAGCTGGGTATCTCACCGTCGTTCCCCTTACGACGCCGCTTTCTACCAGCTTAACGGGCCAGATCATCTACGCTGACGGCAGAGCGGTAGCCACCGCGAGTGGCGGATGGACCCTCTATACGGGTTCGGCCACCGGCTATGATGCCATCGCCCCAGCGATCCTGCGCGCCGAAATACAGGCTGTTCCAGGCAGCGGGCCCGTGCGGGGAGTGTTTTTCCATAGAGGCACTATTTTCGCCGTAAGGGATAACCTCGCGGCCACGGCCGGTGTCATGCACCGAGGAGGGTTTGCTGGCTGGTCTGAGGCTGAAGTCAGTCGCCGACTCCCATTCGCTAGCGGCGGCATTTATGAAATCAAAGAAGGGGACTACGTTAAAGGTGCCACATCGGGAACGTCCTCAGCTTCTCCGGTAACCAAAGTTGTACTAACGAGTGGAAGCTGGGCTGGGGGAGACGCGGCCGGTTTTCTCTATGTTTACAGTGTGGCGGCCGCCAACTTCCTTGCAGGTGAGAGCCTAGACATCCACGGTGGCGGTGGTCAGCTAGATGTCGCCACAACTACTGACATCGCGGCACTGCCCACCCTCCCCAAGGGAGGAATTTATCACTTTATAAGACACAATTTCTTTGGGGCGGCGACCTCAAAGCGTTTGTATTTCGCTAACGGCGTGGGCAAGGCGTTTGAGTTCGGAGGAGCGAATTTTGACTCTCTCGTTGAGATAAGTACCGGCGCGAGCCCCGACACGCCCTCGACCATCGCCGCCCACAAAAACTCCCTGTTTCTCGGCATGGGAAGCTCTCTGATGTTTTCTGTGGTGGGTGATCCCTTCGACTATTCTGCGGAGTTCGGAGCTGGGGAAATCGCGATCGGCGACACGATCATCGAGACCATTCCTGCCAACCAAGGGGCGCTGACGGTGCTCGGTAAAAGCAGCGTCAGCATCCTCTACGGCAACGACTCTTCCGACTATCTGCTGGAAACGGTCACTCGCGAGGCAGGGGCAATCCCCTTCTCTGCCCAGCGCTTTGGCCAACTGGTTTATATGGACAACCGCGGCGTCCGCAGTCTTTCCACAACAGCCGCCTTCGGCAATTTTACTGCGGGCACGGTCTCGACGCTTGTCGCGCCCCTCCTTGAGGACAAAAGGCGGGCGGGCATCGCGGTGTCTGCATCGCTGATCCGCCGCACCGCCGATCAATACTGGCTGTTCTTTGATGATGGCAGCGGCCTAATCGCCTATATGGGTAGAAAGCGGCCGGAGATACTGCCCTTCGACCTCGGCGTTACCGTCACTTGCTCCTGCTCGGTTGAGGACAATGGTGAGGAGCGACTGTTCGTCGGCTGTTCGAACGGTTTCGTCTACGAACTGGACAAGGGCACCAGCTTCGACGGCGCGGCGATCCCGTACCACATCAGGCTGCCCTTCAACCACATGGGCGCTCCGCACCAGATGAAGCGCTGGCACAAGGCCACGCTCGAGCTCGAAGCGCTCGGCAATGTGTCGCTCTCGGTAACCCCCGCCTTCGATTACGGAACCGCGCAGGGCGGTGCCGTTTCGATCACGGTGACGCAGGGCGGCCAGGCGATCGGAACGCCGAGCACA